ACTGTGGAAAAAATGCATAGATCTCAACGAACCCATTATGATTTTTGAGGATGATGTAAAGTTTTACAGAGAATATCGTCCAGTGGAGTTTGATGGAGTGTTGATTTTGAGTCTAGGCAAAAGTAGTTTTTTATCTGACCCACAAAAAACTTATCTAGAGAATCCTACAGGGGTACCACGCAGTCGCCCCTGGCAAAATTTCAGTATGCCTGGCGCCAGTGGATATTTGATCAAACCTGACGCTGCCTTGGGATTGACCAAGTTCTATCGTCCTTACTGGTATCCAGCAGACAATGCAATCAATCAGTTTATTACTCCTATACAGATACATACCTATCTCATGGGCCGTAATACCTTGCCCGAAGAAGGCAACATATCAATGACCAAGAGCAAGGACTGGGCTGCCACCTTAAACAGCACTGTGGTCAACAGTGACTACACTGACGACTTTGAATCTGGGTCGGCTCAATGAAAGTGGGTATTTTTTATAATTCCATTAGAAATCCGGCCAAGTTCTCCAACAAGGTGGATCTCATGGATAATTTCAAAGCTGGAGTATTGGCCAATGGAGACGAAGTTGTTGATTATCATAACAATCAACTGCCTGACCAAGACCTAGATGCAGGCTTTGTATTGGGCTACACCCTGGAAGAAAATTTTCGACGAAAAATAATTGACATACTACGTGCAAAAAAAGTTCCACAGATCTTTGTTGACAGCAACATACTGCACTATGCACGTAAAGAACATGAATGGCACAGATATAGTTTGAACAGTGTTTACCCTAATGATGGAGTTTACTTGTTTGGTGCCATGGATCCTGACAAATGGGCCACATACAGTCAGTGGCATGGCGTTGAATTACAACCTTGGAGACAACAAGGACAGCACATTTTGATATTGTGTCAACGACCCAAGGGTTGGAATATGTTTGGCAATGATCAAGATCATTGGTTGGAAAAAACCATTGACAAGATCAGAAAGATTGACGTCAAGCGACACATTGTGATTAGAATGCATCCTGGCGATGGCTCTAGATTCAAACAAATTGACAAACTAAACAAACGCTATCCTCACAAAACTTCTCGAATCTCAATTTCCACAAATGAAAACATACGTGACGACTTGATCAATTGCTGGTGCGTGGTGGGTTATAATTCTACACCCAATGTGGTCAGCGTGATCGAAGGAGTTCCGGCCTACATTGAAGATCCCTTGCACAGCTGGGCCGCCGATGTTGCATTCTCAAATTTAAATGATATTGTTGCTCCACCTATGCCAGATCGAACTGAATGGATCAACAAAATTGCCAATATACACTGGTCAAATCAAGAAGTACGCACAGGAAAACTCTGGGCCAGTATCAAACAGTATATTTCTGTTTCTCGTTGACAAAAATTTCTAGTTCTTTTCTGGTACCCTTGGCGGTCCAAACACAGCTATGTGGTTGCATTTCCCAGTCAATGAGTTCGGTGGGCAGTTGACTCCATCGATAATTTGGCACTATATGATCCAACACGTCCTGATCAATGCCCCAGTGAATTTGATCATGTTCTATGGCCTGAGCAAGTTCAGCGGAGTAGTTTTGCAAGAATTGATATCCCAAATTGGTTCCTGGCAAAAATATACCCCCGGCTAAAAATCTAGCTTTTTTCCCTTCAATATGCCGTATGCCAAAGTCTGACAGGGTTGACATCATGGGTATCGGAGATCTGACCAGGGCATCAATGTCCATGGCAAATACACAATCCATTGGTTGCATGAGTTGTGCTAACCGTATAAATCTTGCACATGCAAAATAGGTTCGCTGTATGCGTTGTTGAACGCTGACATCTTTGCCTTTTTTCATAGCAGTGTGTATTCTTTTGTATCGGTCATTAAGCACAGGATCAGCGGGAGGATTTTGCCAAGGTGCGGCAGCGGCGTCAAACAAGTTCAACGGAACTTCTTCAAAAGTAACACTGACTCTTGACTGCGATCTACAGTATTGTATCTGTTCAGCAGTGGGATTATACAAGTGTAGGTGTAATCCGTGTGCGGTGTTGGTTTGCACACTGCGAATCAGTGCAGGGCCAAAGTCTTTAAAATATTCCTGATCGCCGGCGGCATATAAGAAAAATCCAGACTGGGCGAGATTTCCCTTTAGTGGTGGTATAATCATAGTTAAATATTTAACCTTATGCGTGTAGCCTACTTTCCAAATCAATGTGCTCAAAACAGCGTTCCTGTCATGCAGGCCATGTTGGATAGTCTACGACATGCTGGCCATACCGTTGAACAAAACAGTTATGATTGTGATGCTGCCATTATATGGTCGGTGTTATGGGCAGGCAGAATGACAGCCAATCAGGCAGTATGGTCGCACTATAGAAGTTTGGGTCGACCAGTTATTATCATAGACATAGGTGCTTTGTATCGCGGTGAAACTTGGAAGATAGCTGTAAATTCTATCACTGCCAACGGCTATTACGGACATACAGAAAACTTGGATTGGGATCGTCCTCGTAAGTTAGGCATTAGCATAGCATTGAATTTTAGTACCAACCCCAGGATAATCATTGCCGCACAACATGCCCGCAGTCAGCAGGTAGTGGGTTTAGTCAGCGTGGAATCGTGGGTGGTTGAGCAAGTTGAACGACTGCGCACATTCACTGATCGTCCTATTGTGGTGCGTCCACATCCTCGCAGTTCTTTAAATTGGGCTGGGCTGGTACACTTGCCCAAGGATGTCGTGATAGAGAAACCTGTTAAGGTGGCCAACACCTATGACAGCTACAACTTGGCCTTTGATTGCCATGCCATGGTCAACTACAATTCAGGTCCAGGCATACAGGCCGCACTTGCTGGCACTAGACCCATAGTAGATCAATCCAGTTTGGCCTGGCCGGTAAGTATACAACTAGCAGATATTGATAAATCATACGACGTAGATAGAGATCAATGGTTGACAGAAATCTGTCACACAGAATACACAGTAGAAGAAATCAAACAAGGAATATGGTTAAAAAGAATACAGCCGGCACTATCCCTGAAGTAGTAGATTGTGCATGCCTCATACACGATGTACAGTATGGATGGGAGTATGTTGATCGTCTTTATAATAGTTTGTGCCGCAATCTCACCCCCAAGGTTCGCATGCACGTTTATACTGAACGGCATAGGATCGTGCCAGCACACATGATACATCACGAATTACAGGAATGGGTCGGTATCCGCGGACCCAAACGATCATGGTGGTATAAGATACAGTTGTTTGACGCACGACATCATCAAGGGCCCATGATGTATTTTGATCTTGACACAGTGATCGTGGATAATATTGATTGGATTTGGCAGTTGCCCACGGACCGTTTTTGGGCAGTACGAGATTTTAAATATCTGTTCCGCCCGGGCAAACAAGTTATCAATAGTTCCGTGATGTGGTTTGATCCTGCACAATGGAATCGTGTTTACCAAGAGTTTGACCCCGAAGATGTGTCCAAGCGCCGCGGTGCCTGGCATGGAGACCAGGACTTTATACAGGAAAAAATACCTCCCAGCAGAGTGGGTTATCTTGATATCAACCGTGTAAAAAGCTGGCGTTGGGAACTGCAGGAAGGTGGGTATAATTTTGCCACCAAAAAACACAAAAATACAGGAGCCCCTGCTCATATATCTTCACCGGCCAGCGTACTAGTTTTCCACGGAAATCCCAAACCGCACGAAGTTACAGATCCTGCAATACTACAACATTGGATATGACAAGCTAAATATAACGACACTTGTGGACGCAGTTACAAGTTAAAAACAATCATTTCCGGGTGCGCTAAGATAAAAACGAGGGCCAACCTAACACTGCGGGACTTAGCAAAATAAAAGGACAAAAAAAATGTCAAGACAAATTCAATTTATAGGACAAAATTGTGCAACCCCCTCGGCTGCCACGATCCTAATAGATGGCACCCAGGTTTTCAGCGGACAAGTGGGATCAGGACAGCCATTAAATGCAGATATCACATTTGCCACAGTGACTTTGGATAGCGCACCAGCTAATACACAGTCTACAGTGTCAGTCAGCGTGGCAGTAACCAGTGGTATCCTACGTGTAGGGTCCATGGTAGCCGACACTGGCGGTTCTGCATCATGGGCCGGTAATGCCAGCCCGTTAACAAACGATCAAAAAGCTATTGTCGGATTGCTGGTGGATGAGACAGGCAACTTTTACAGTGCCGGAGTTGAGCGAAGCAACATCCTTATCAACGGGTCTGCTCCAGAATATCCTGCCACACCGGTGGGATTTGATCCAGGTCCAGTAGACGCCCCAGACTGGAATGGTTGGTGTTTTGAAATCGGCGCAGGTGAAACGCTCACTTGCACCGTGACAATACCACCCACTGGTGTCAACAAGTTTATCTAAATCAAGTTGACATAGACAAAAGGGCTAGAAATAGCCCTTTTTTTATGGTTGACCAGAAATTCTTTTTCCTACATAATACAAGAATACTAAATTATAGCAGAATATGCGGTGTGGCAAAAAAACAACACTAAAAACCCACAAAAACACAGGGGTTGACCAGAAATAGCCATTTTGCTATAATAATGGTATAGTAAGTAAGAAATTGTAGCAAACGGTTCCAAGTTGACACAAAAAGAGAACCCGCATACAATATTGTTTTGTAACGTCATTTTAGGAGCAGACTAAATGAGCACAGTTCGTATCATTCGCGGTGTATATCGCAACCAACCCATCGTCAACGCTACTTTTGCGTTGGTGAAAGATTTTCAAACCAGTGGCAAGGGCAATTTTGTTACCGTGGCCAATGGTGACTATTTTCCAGGATTTCCAGAAGAAATCCGTGTGAAAGTTGACAGTATCAATGACATTGAATTTGTAGATGGAGAGCCCATGGGCAAAGTAGACAAGGTAGTTGAGTTTAAAAAGCCTGTCCGAGTAGAGACCGATGAAGAAATCATGGAAAGAATTGAACAACGATTCAACATTCTTGACGACATGACCAAGGCCGCTATTGCTGGCGACATCCGTGCAATGATTGTGGTTGGCCCTCCTGGCGTGGGCAAATCCTACGGTGTTGAATTTCAGCTAGAAAAGGCTGGATTGTTTGATCAATTGTCAGGCCGCAAAATCAAGTATGAAGTGATCAAAGGTGCAATGACTCCCATTGGTTTGTACTGCACCCTGTATCGACATTCAGATCGCAACAGCGTCTTGGTGTTTGACGACTGTGACTCTGTGTTCCAGGATGACGTGGCGTTGAACATTTTGAAAGCCGCACTAGATTCGGGCAAGAAGCGTAGAATTTGCTGGAACTCGGACTCGGCTATGTTGCGTCGTGAAGGTGTGCCAGATACTTTTGAATTCAAGGGTTCGGCAATCTTCATCACCAATTTGAAGTTTGAAAACCTCAAGTCAAAGAAACTGCAAGACCACCTTGAAGCCTTGCAGAGTCGTTGTCACTTCCTGGACCTGACTCTGGACACCATGCGTGACAAGATTCTACGCATCAAGCAGATCTTCCGCAAAGGTGACTTGTTCCAGGACTATGACTTTACACCTGAACAGGGCGACGAGATTCTCAACTTCATGGACGAGAACAAAGAACGACTCCGCGAAATGAGCCTGCGTATGGCTCTGAAGATTGCGGACTTGACCAAAGTGAGCTCCAACTGGAGAGCACTAGCCGAAAATACTGTCATGAAACATTGACAGTATTAGTTGGGACGTCATCAATAGTCTAGCTCCTAGACGTTCCAATTTTGACACAGGCACCTCTAAAAAGGTGCCTGTTTTTTTGACTTTGTTTTACTAAGTATGCTATACTAAATTATGCCTTTTTGCTATTCACCATGGACCAATATTGACATCAGCCCAACAGGCGATGTGACTCCTTGTTGCAAATTCCGAACAAACCACTACACTCAAAAATTTAATATACAAAATAGCTCAATACACGAGTATGCTAACAGTGAGTTTATTGCAGAGATCAAGCAACAGTTCAAACAAGGCGAATGGCCAGCTGGTTGCGAGCGATGCAAAATAGAAGAAGATAACAGCATCGAAAGCAAACGAATATTAGATTACACCAGATGGAAAGAACATTACGACAATTATGATTTGGAAAGCAACCAGTTCATAACATCTAGCATAGCATTTGGTAACACTTGCAATCTTAAATGCATAACTTGTGGCCCACATTCATCCAGTCGGTGGCAAAAGGAATACTTTGATCTTTATCAAATTGATGTTCCGCACCACAAGTTCTACAAAAATAATTTTGTCACAGACTTTGTAGAACATGCACCACACATGATCCATGTTGACATACCGGGTGGCGAACCTTTTCTAAGCGGCACTAAAGAACAGCAAGATTTATTGAATTATTACATCAACACTGGCCGAGCAAAAGAGATTTCATTACACTATACTACCAACGGAACTATATTTCCTGATGAAACTTGGTGGAGGCTGTGGAAGCACTTTAAAGAAATTGATTTGCAACTGAGCATTGACGGTGTTGGCGACCGATATGAATACATTCGATACCCAGCTATCTGGAATGAACTAACTGACAATGTTGTTCAATATATTGATAAAGAAAAACAGTTAGACAATGTCAGACTCAGTGTGAGTCATACCGTGAGTGCCTATAATATTTACTACCTTGACGAATTTGTTTCTTGGTGTTATACTATGGGTTTGCCCAGGCCCTGGCTCGGGCGTGTACACAATCCCGTTCATATGAGACCCACAGTCTGGCCCTTGGAAGTTTGCAAAAGCATAGCCAATCATCTAAATACAAGTAGTCATGATGATGTACGGGTGTGGGCAGAGCTTGTGACAACCGAAAACGACAGCAAACATTTCGAAACATTTCAGAACAAGATGCAACAGCACGATCAATATCGCGGACTTGATTTTAACAAAACTTTTCCTGAACTGACCAAATATCTATGAGAACAGCTACAATTATAATCCGTGATGAAGTTAATATCAAGATTGAAGGGCTTGAGTTAGATGCCCGCAGATCCTTGGTTAATAAATTTAAATACGATGTTCCTTACGCTCGTTATCTTCCAGCAGTACGATTGGGCCGATGGGACGGCAAGGTCAGTTACTTTCAGTTGGGTGGTAGCACTTATGTAAATCTCCTACCTGAGATCATCCCCATTCTTGAAGAGTACGACTACGACATTGAACTGGATGATCAGCGAGAATATTCTACTACATTTGAATTCCAACAAGTAGCCGAAGACACGTTTAAAGATATCGTCTGGCCCAAAGGGCATCCGCAGGCTGGCGAGCCCATCATGTTGCGTGACTATCAAGTGGATATCGTCAACAACTTCTTGACTAACCCACAGTGCCTACAAGAAGTGGCCACTGGTGCAGGTAAAACAATTATGACAGCCGCACTGAGTCATGCAGTCACACCCTATGGACGTAGCATAGTTATCGTGCCCAACAAGAGTCTTGTTACGCAAACAGAACGAGACTACATCAACATGGGATTAGATGTAGGTGTGTTCTTTGGCGACCGTAAAGAGTTTGGTCGCATGCATACTATTTGTACCTGGCAGAGCCTAAACGTGTTGCTCAAGAACACAAAGAATCAATCAGCAGAGATCACCATTGGCGAATTTCTTGAAGGTGTGGTGTGTGTGATAGTAGACGAAGTACACATGGCCAAAGCCGATGCATTGAAAACCTTGCTCACAGGTGTAATGGCGCAAGTGCCAATTCGCTGGGGATTGACCGGTACTATACCCAAAGAAGACTTTGAGTTTCAAGCCATACATGTCAGCCTTGGACCTGTGGTAAGCCGTTTGGCTGCCGCTGAGTTACAGGATAAAGGTGTGTTGGCACAGTGCCATGTGAACATTGTACAGTTGGTAGACCATGTAGAATACAACAACTATCAATCAGAGCTCAAGTATCTACTAGAAGAATCTGGTCGATTGGATACCATGGCCAGCCTAATACGGCAGGTCAATGAAACAGGCAACACCTTGGTGCTAGTAGATCGTATTACAGCAGGTCAAGAACTAGTCAAACGACTGGGCGATCGTGCAGTATTTGTATCAGGCGCCACCAAAGCAAAGGACAGACAGGATGAATATGACGAAGTGGCTGAGGCTACCGATAAAATTATTGTTGCTACCTATGGTGTGGCTGCTGTTGGTATTAACATTCCTCGTATTTTCAATCTGGTGCTTGTGGAACCCGGAAAGAGCTTTGTCCGAGTTATACAATCGATTGGGCGAGGTATTAGAAAAGCAGAAGACAAAGACCATGTACAAATCTGGGACATCACTTCCACCTGCAAGTTCGCAAAAAGACACTTGACCAAACGCAAACAGTTTTACAAAGAAGCAAGGTATCCTTTCACACATGAAAAACTGGAGTGGATGACTCTTGGGTAAATTGTACCAACAAGTAGGACAACACCTTTTGGGCAAGTTCCCTGGTGAGGTCATTGTAGAGATTGGTAGCGATCGTTGGGAAGGTAGCAGTGCGTACTTTGCAGATCTGGCCAACACACATGATATGAAATTTATTTCTGTAGATCTCGACGAAACCGCACGACAACGACTGAAAAAAACAATTCCAATAGAGCACTCGCATTTGGTTGAATTTGTACAGGCCGAGGGCACTGCCTGGACCCAAAGTTATCAAGATTCTAAAATACGAGTGCTGTATCTTGATAACTTTGACTGGGATTGGCGCACAGATCGTAAGCAGGCCATGATACAGGATCAAATACAATGGTACCAGTCAAGAGGCATTGTTATGAACAACATAAATTCTCAAACAGCACACATCACTCAGATGGTTAACTTGTTACCTCATTTGAGCCAGAGATGCGTGGTCTGTGTAGATGATACCTATGAATACAATGGAGTGTTTATAGGCAAAGGTGGTGCAGTGGTTCCTTACTTATTGGGGCAAGGATTTGCTATATTAGCGGCCGAAGATTATGGTGTAATATTAGGTCGCGGCTACAAAAATTATATTGTATAATGGATACTATGAAAATATTGACTCTAGACAACACAGCTTATGATTTGGATACTTTGCCCGAAGAGGTAGATGACATGAGATTTGCTATCCTGGATAATTCTGATCCCAGCGATCCAGACTATCACTACATTCCGCTGATCTTTTTAGAAAGTTTTAATTCACCAGCCCTGGTGTTACAGATTGGCGAGTATAAAATACGCATGCCCATTGATTGGCAAATACTCATTGGCGAACCTGATCTTGGTGATCTAGAAATGTTACCACTGACGTCAATCAATGATCGAGGATTCAAAGCATTTCAATTCAACCCATTGACCAGTTTCCGTCCTAGTTTTCTTGACATAGAAATTGTGGATGTCTATCACGACGTGGCTTGGTATGCCCCCAAACTTAAGAATGGTCAGATATTGTGTATTCCACTTAACAATGATCCAGAACCTGATTGTGTGTACTTTGTCAAAGACATTTCTAGGAACTGTGAAGTCATTGATTACAACAAAGCATGGTAATGGAAAAACTATCAATACAAAATGAGATGACGCAGTTCGATCAAAAGAATCGCAAATTCTACGACAGTCTCACTGACGAAGAACGCAAAAAGTTTTCAAACTATCTCATGATACGTTGGGGCTCGGCTGTGCATGGATCCTCAGAATTGCAAGAGTTTTATCTTATCTCCACCAATGAAAGATTAAACAAACACTTCTTTGCCATAAACAAACACCCCAAGCTACAATGGTTAGCCGCTACAGCAGTGAGCCCTGGCATGGGCACACACCGTCATCAATGGATCGCCCCCAAGAAAAAAGAAGCAGGTAGCAATGAAGTCAAGAAGTTTTTGTTAGAACAGTTTCCTGCAATGAAAATATCAGACATCGAAACGCTGGCCAACTTTGTAACAAAAAAAGACATCAAGGAGTATCAACGTGAGCACGGCCACACAGACAAAGACTGACTATGTGTGTCAGTACTGCGAGAAATCGTTCCAGCGAGAAACCAGTCTTGCTGTGCATGTGTGCGAACAAAAACAACGTTATCAAAGTCAAACGGATCGTGGAGTGCAACTTGGGCTACAGGCGTATCTACGGTTTTACACAATGACTCAAGGCAGTGCCAAGCTCAAAACTTTTGATGACTTTGCTCGTAGTCCTTACTATCGTGCTTTTGTTAAATTTGGACGTCACTGTGTGGCTATCAATGCTGTAAACACTGCAAGGTTCATTGATTGGGTAGTGGAAAAAAATAAAAAGATTGATCACTGGTGTCGTGATGCAACCTATACAGAATATCTCACAGACTATCTTCGCCGGGAATCAGTGACAGATGCACTGACTAGAGCAATAGAATATTCGATCAAGTGGAATGAAACACATGACCATCCTTCTCACGACTTCTTGCGGTTTGGCAATGACAACACCATAGCTTATGCTGTCAGCACTGGACGTATCAGTGCCTGGGTACTGTATAACTGTGAAAGTGGGCAGGGGTGGTTAGAAAACATGGATCCTGATCAAAGCAAAATTGTGTGGCCTTGGATTGATCCTGAATTCTGGCAGAAAAAGTTTCGCGACTATCCAGCAGATCAGGAGTATGCCAAAGAGATGCTAAAGAAAGCAGGCTGGTAATGAGCGCAGATATTGACATTGACTTGGCTGATAGAGATATCATACTAAAGTTAATAAAACATATACCAGCAAGACAAGACAACGACGGGCAGAGTCGTTTGCATAACTCTGGAATCTATGTCACAGCAATACCCAGAGATCCGTTGTTAAACTGCTCCAGTGTAGATTATCGTGAAGCAGAACAACGTGGGTACTTCAAGATTGATCTGCTGAATATGAGCGTTTATAAACTCGTACAAGATCCTGTGCATTATGAACAAATGTTGGCACAGGAACCTCCATGGCAACGACTATGGATGGACCAACCCTGGGCCTCTCAGTTGGTACACGTGGGCAACTATGTGGATTTGTTGGCTTCAATGAAGCCAGACTCTATACCCAGGATGGCTGCTTTTATATCTATCATCCGTCCAGGCAAAGCACACTTGCAAAACAAGCCCTGGACAGAAGTATTTGAATCAGTGTGGGATGGTGATGACAGCAGAGGATATACATTCAAAAAAGCACATGCCATCAGCTATGCATCTTTGGTGGCCTTGCACATGAATCTACTCGACTCTACGCACTAGAGTTATTGATTTACGTTTGCTTTTTTTGCGGGCTATGTCAGCCAGGCTCGTGGCAGGACCATGCAATATTTCCAGATCTTTATTGACAAAAGTACGCAAATAAGGACGGAAAATCTCCCAATCAGCCTTTAAAAATATGTTTATTGGTATGCTACGATTGCTTTCCCACCACCATTGATTGGCCAGCTCTAGAAATAGTTTTTTAAGCTCTGCGTGTTGTATATTTCCAAAGTCGTAGATAGTTGTGACCGCATCATCGCGATTTTGCACCACGCCTATGTACTCATTGCCAGCGTAGGTGCAGAAAGTGATAAAAGGGTAGCGTTCTGCTATTTTAGCGAAGATTTCTGTGCCCATAAATATCTAGAGGAAATTATAAATGTATTCAACCACTGCCTATTTATATCAGCAAAAGCAACAGGTATTATTGATTGATACCTCAGGTGTGGGTGACACATTCAAACGGAGGTGGCAACCTGTGTACGCAAAAAATTTAAAGATACATCGTGGCGTGGACAACGTCATATTATTTGAGTTTGTTAATCAAAATGAGAAACCTGTAAACATTTCA